TAAACAATATTATTTCTTGTATTTTCGGATAGTCAAGTTTTTCCTTAGTTTTTTTAAAACACGTTTTGTTTTTTTGAATGGGAGAAGTCTTGGTTTTCTTTTGCACTTGAATCCGGAGGTAGCCAGCCCCTTTCGTTTGATAACCCTATTTCTACATATTGCTATTGAGCGAGAGTTGTCTTTCTGAATAGCATTAACTTTTTTTATACAACGACAGAGCTTTGCAGCCAACATATCCTCTGCCTGCAACTTTATTTGTTTTTTACTTAACGTATCAACCTCCACATTATAATAATATAGGATCGCCTTATAGTCTGATAGAGTAAGGTTCTTCATATAGTATATGGGGAGAGAATAATTGTATAAAATAAATTCTCAATAATAGATATGACAAACCCTCCTAAAATAGTTGTGTTTGATTTAGATGAAACGCTCGGGACATTTGTTGAACTGGGTATGTTCTGTGACGCTCTAGAGAATTATACAAAAAATAAAATAGAGAGGTCGCATTTTTTTGAACTTATGGACTTATTCGAAGAATTTTTGAGACCGGATATTATGAAGATAATGTCGTTTTTGGTAAAGAAGAGGGCAGCAAATAAATGTAAAAAACTGATGATATATACAAATAATCAAGGCCCTAGGTCGTGGGCGGAAAATATTGCAAAGTATTTTGACCATAAATTAAACGCGGTAGTATTTGACGATATCGTTGCAGCGTTTAAGGTAGATGGTAAGATTGTGGAGGCTGGGCGTACAAGTCACGATAAAAGCGTAGGGGACCTATTAAGATGCACCCAAATTCCCAAAAATGCCAAGATATGTTTTTTAGATGATAGGTATCACCCGCGTATGAAGCATAGCAACGTATTTTATATTAACGCGAAGCCGTATACACATAGCTTTACATTTAGAGAAATGGCGGATAGATATTATAAATCGCACGGAGATAAAGTTGTTGGAGAGCGTTCAGAATTTGCAAACAGTATACATAAATATATGAACAAATACGGACACGATGTTATCAAGAAGGGAGAGAATGAAATAAGCGTAGATAAGGTAATTAGTAAAAAAATATTGCAGCACTTGAAGGAGTTTTTGAAAAGCGGCAAAAAAACAAGACGCGGAAATTATTCTAATAAAGGCGCCGGGACACGTAAAATCTTCTAATATAAATTTTGATAATAATTATTATATTTATATACTATATAATGACTGTTGAAGGATACTCACTCAGTCAATTAGTTGATTCCTCGCTCGTTGGTTCCCCACTCAGTGGCGGAAAGAGTCGTCGTCGTCGCCGCTCAAGGTGCACCAAGCGGTCGCGTTCACGCAGCCGCCGCCATAAACGTCGGTCCAGCAAACACCACGCTAAACACCACGCTAAACACCACGCTAAAAAACGCCGCTCTAGACGCCGCCGCCGTTCTAAACGCCGTTAAGAAATCTTAAAAGGTTCAATAAAATAATATAATTTTTAAAATATATTATTTTTAGAGTTTTTTGATAGGAATACCAATATGCGAAAGGCTATTCATCGCGACATCTGTAGCAGCAGTAGTTAATAATAAAAAGATTCCGGCCGAGAAGGCAATCTTTCTGTCAACCTCGGCGTTTTCCCTCCGGTCTTTTATATTAGATATCCAGGGATTGAACCTCAGTAGTAAGAAAGCGATTACATAATATTTAATCCAGTCCTCTAAAGTTGTTAGGTATTTAGGAGATATATAAAAAAAACCAGTAACTGCAATAATTATCAGGACATATGATGCATATATCGCGTATATATATATATTCCTGTGCCATTTGCTGTTGATTAGTGTTCTAATAAATCCGGTCATCCGTATATATTATACAGGTTTTTATATATTATTATTCGCACACGTGGATCGCAGCTTTGCGTGGAGAAGAAGCGGTTTCCTGTTTCTTATATATATCGAGAGTTCTCGCACTTGAGTCGGATGCGTTTACATATTTAGGCATCCAAAAATACGGGAGCACGTATGCGGTGTTAGGATAAATAGAATCATATATCTCTCTATAATACTGCTGTTCTCGCGTAATTGGCGGATTCGTTTCCTGGAGAGTTCTCTTGTAGTTATTTGTGTAGCTCTTCGGCTCGAATCCACTCTTGGCGATTTCCTTGTCGATTATTTCAAACCACGACCCATCAACGCCACTCACTCCATCACTAAATGCCTCTTTGGTTCTCCAAATAATTTGGTCGGGTAATAGACTTGGCTCTATTATGGAAAACGATTGTCTCAATAAAAATTTTTCACATACATTCTTATTAATAACATACGATGCGTTGGACATCGGATTTCTAATAGAAATTGGTATGGATAAATAATAATCAACGAATTCTCTATCTAAGAACGGAGTTCTGGGCTCCAGACCATTAGATGAAATACTTTTATCTGAACGCAGAACATCAAAGTGGTGTATATCTTTTAACAATCGGCGGCACTCATTGTCAAACTCGAGGTCGCTCGGTGCCTTCAGAAAATACAAATACCCGCCGGTAAGCTCGTCACTTCCATCCCCATTAAATATTACCTTGGCTTTGCTGTGTTGTGAAATATATTTCCCAAGTAAATAATTTCCAACAGACGCGCGGACGGTGGTTGTGTCGTAGCTCTCGATTGTTTGGATTGTCTCGGGGATTGCTGTAAAGAATTCTTCCTTTGTGAGAATAACTTCGGTGTGTTTTGTTTTGAGATATAGCGCTACTTGCTTAGCTCGACGGAGGTCTTCCGAACCTGCCATACCGATACTATATGTTTCTAGCGTTCCTGTGTAATATTTATTAACAAGTGCGGTTATTAGACTGCTGTCAAGTCCACCGGAAAGCAAACACGCGATGGGACGTTCACACGTTCCTATAACCCGTTTTTCTACAGAACGGTTTAACAGTTTACAAATTTGGAGGCGAGCGGCTTCCACATCTGTTTGATTATATATATTAAGAATGCTAGGTGGACATCGTGGCGTGGTGTAAATGTTTTCCACCGAAATAGGTTTCCAATATGAGTGGGAGGTAAATCCGCACGTATACGTAGAGTATGTTCCGGGTGGGAATTGATGAATAGTAAAAGGCGTGATTGTTTTGAAATACGTTGGATGGTTCTTAAAAATGTCGGTAGCGCTGTTTAATACACCAAGGCTTAACATACTGCTGTGGTTTAATATCTCACTCAGAACCTTTAGTTCTGATGAAAATGCGATAATTCTGTCGTGGGTTATATTTATACCTCTATTTGTCGCCTGAGTATTATTTGTCGCCTGAGTATTATTTGTCACGTGAGTATTATTTGTCTCGGTTCTTGCCTCCATCATATATAGAGGTCTAACTCCATACGGGTCTCTCGCAACATATACTATTGGGTCTGTCGTTTCCTCTCCAAAATCATATAAAATAAATGAAAATACGCCATCTAGAAGCTTAAGTGTGCGGTCAATTCCATATTTTTTATACAAATGAATGATTATTTCGCAGTCGGAGTCGGTTGAAGGAGATACGTCTAAATGCGAATATAGTTCTTTATAATTGTATATTTCGCCATTACAGATAAGCTTGATATTGTCTATTTTAATTGGTTGGTTTGATTCGGGATTTAGACCATTAATTGCTAGGCGATGGAATCCAAATAATAATTTATTATCGCATATTTCCAAGGTGCTGACTTCTGGACCACGCAAACTACCTTTCGAAAACGCATCGTTTATTGCCGTTTTCGGGATTGCTGTGGTATTATTCATTAATGCGAATATCCCACACATTAATAATCATTTAATATTAACGTTTAGGTAATTTCTTTATATACAATATATATATTATGGCGGAAATGAATAATGAATATAATAGTATGTATGGTGTAGTTCGTGGACTTATTAGTTGTGGTTCGGGGAGAACTCAGGAATTAAGCGACCGGATTTCGGCTAGAAATGTTCCATCTTCATATTTGCAACCACAGATTGATATGAGACCGGTCTCAACAAAATACGCGATAATGCCTATACTTGATAGGAGAGCGCGAGCAACTGAGCCAATTGTAATCCCGCCGACTTATAATATTACGCAAACGTTTAACCCGGGAACCGCAAACGCACCGTGGAGCGGATTTCCAACACATATTAACGACGAATCTAAACTAAGAAATCAATTCTTCGCACTACAGAAAGGGGACCAGGCGGTATATGTGCCGTCCACTAGTAGCGACCTCTACGTTGGTATTGTAGATAGTATTGTTGTCGATCAGCCATTTCCCGGACTATTTGCCGAGAGCGAGTTTAGCGAGTTTAATCCAAATGTATGCAACTTAGGAAATGAAGTATTCGACAATTGTACACGGGTTCAACTTAGAAATACATAATAAACATTATTTTAGGACCGTATAATATAATGTTTACAAGTACAAAAAAACGTTTAGAAAGTTTTACAAAAACACCCGGGATGTCGCCACGGACAGTATTTAGCAAAAAAAAACTTTCTACCGGAAGTATAAACCGTGTCACAGGCGACCTTTCAGACAGACTCGAAATGTTTAGAAGTAAAACGCTACAACCCCCAGCCGAGGTTGATTCTATGGTAAGTGAAATAAAGGAAGCGGAGAAAGCCGAAATTGAATATACAAAAAAATACGCGGACCGCCGACGACAAAATCAAACCAATATTTTACGTGATATTATGGAAGACCTATTAGAATGCCAAAGATCCATAGATCTTCTTGAGATAGAAGGAAATTTTGTTCCAAGATATCTTGGGAGGCGGGGAGATGATGTCGCTAAATATTTAAAATACGAAAAAGACTTGCGCAGACGGAATACGCGGTGTAGAACTGTTCTACATCCCGCGCTTATGGAAAAGCAACGCCGCGAACTAGAACTCACTGGAAACATTACTAGAGGGTTTGAGGGGCGCGGCTCCAATAAAAAACGCAGAACAGGACGCAGAGCGGCACGCAGAACAGGACGCAGAGCGGCACGCAGAGCGGCACGCAGAGCGGCACGCAGAACAGGACGCAGAGCGGCACGCAGAACAGGACGCAGAGCGGCACGCAATCCAAGCCGCTAAATAATTAGATGAGGATATTGACCGCAGCGTATGGAACTGTAAAATAACATATATTCTAGAATATAAACTAGAATATATATTAATGAGTCAACATAACGAAAACTTTATCCATCGTGCGACGATGGATTATATGACGAATCCGTCATACTATTCTAATAGTAAATGTATGGGCAACGACAAAAATAGGGACGATGGTCCTACATTAGCGGATAAAAGGTTCTATAAAAAAAGGATTTTAACCGTAACACGGGAATTATTTAAACCGAATGAACATCCCACACATTTGAAGATATTGCACGAGGGATATATAAACTATTTGATAGAATACCTAAAAATGATAGACACAAAGGACATTTTACAGGAGGAATACGAAGGTATGACTGACCAAGACACGACTGGTGGTATGAAAGATTGTTCTGTCGATGATGCGAACAAGTATATTTATAATATAAAACCGCCCCATATAACAATGGACGACTTTGTAACAAAGAAAACGCCCATTAAGGAGACCGAAAGCCTACCCCAGAAGAAGAATATAAATTTAAAAGACCCGGTTCTGAGAACGAAGGGGGTAAGAAAAAAAAATAAATAAAATATACGTTCTATATATATATATACAATGTCTACTACAAGACGGTATAGGCTTCGGGGGGGAAAGCGGCGGAAAACAAAAAAAATGATATGTAGTCCCGGTAAAAAGGACAACAAATTTACGTGTTATAGTAACGAGTCTTTGCATAAATTAAAAAAAATGTGGAATGCTCGCCACCCGGATGCCCCTATCTTAGAAAAAAAACCAAAGAAAATATGGCATACGTTAAAAAAAAATATGGACAAGGTGTGCAGTTCGGAGCATTGCTGGCTTAAACAAAAGTTCTCTAAGAATAAAATAACCGCGGAATTAGCGAAATATACTTTTGCTCCATTTGCTCCTGCCGCGTGGAATAAAAATCCAAATGAATGGCTTTCTAGTGTCGAAATAGAGGAGGTTATGAAACAGCACGAAATGAGGATGAAAAACTTTGCGTTTATAGGTCCATCTCCTATTGATTTTGATAAAAGGTTTGTTTATGGAGAATGTGTTTGGAACGAACTATGTAATTTTGATTTAAAATCGTTGATATCTAAAGGTAAGAATAAAATAGGGATGATATTCAACCTTGACCCACACTACAAGGAAGGTTCTCATTGGTTTTCCACATTTGTCGACCTCCGGAAGAAATATGTGTTTTATATAGACAGCACTGGCGATTCTATGCCGAAAGAAATAAGGGAGCTGGTCAATAGAATTATAAAACAAGCGGCTGACATTGGAATTACCCTTACTCTTTATGAAAATAAAAAAGAACATCAATACCAAGATAGCGAGTGTGGTATGTATAGCTTATTCATAAACATCCAACTCTTATATGGAAAAAAGACACCTAAGTGGTTGATGAATAATAGGATTGCAGATAAAGATATGATGCGCCTGAGAAAGAAATATTTTAATCACGAAGAATAGACATATTCTCGATGAATATACTTAGTGAATTCATATAATATTGCGTAATATTATATGAAAGAAAAAATAATAGAATTTAAAAAGGGACCTTTCCCCAAAAAATATACGGTTATTGTAGAAAATAAAAAAAACAAAAAAACACGGAAAATACATTTTGGAGATAGAAGATATGAGCAGTATAAGGATAGAACGCCGCTGAAGTTATATAAATCTAAAAATCACGGAACGCGTAAAAGAATGCAGAACTATTTTTCTAGGCATTCGGGAACAAAAAATAGGGGTGCGGCAATTAAAAAGGAAATGCGCAAGGGGAAAGGATATTTTACGCCAAAAATACTAAGCCATAAATTTTTATGGTAAATTCTATATTGATGGATGCTATTTTGGACGTGTTAAACAAATCAATCTTTTTGAAATAGGCTTAATAATTATTTAATTATTAAGCCTAATGGACGTAGATAGCGTATTTTCGTCGACAAAAAATAAACATTTTTTATGGGAGTTTATCAATAAAAACAATTGGTTTTCGGATATACCCGATAATAAAATGGAGGAGGTAACAAAGTTGTTTGAAACAAATATTTCCGATGTGGCGGAAAATGATAATCACGGAAAAACACTTATGGAGTGTAATAAACATTTCTTAGAAAAGACAAGAATGAACTTACAAACATTTCGAGTTCCAAATAATAAACGGGTGTCTTTCGAAGATTTATCAGACAAGAAAATATCAACAATAGAAGAAGAACATCGTAACAGACAATCTGCGTTTAATAATAGTTTAAAAAGCAGGCAAGATGAGTTCGCGTCTCTGTTAAAAAGACCTTCTCCGGTCAAGATAGAATTTGAAGATACAAGGAGTGATCCGCGGATAAAAGATATGGATGATAAGGTTCAAGAAATGTTACTAGAGAGAAAATCACAGTTAAATCAAATATATGAGACTTATAAGAAGCCGGTTAACCTAGAGAAGGAAGATATAACTATTCACGCGAAAGAGGTAGAAGTTATAAATATTTCCGAGATTGTCCACACTAAAGAGGACCACACTAAAGAGGACCACACTAAAGAGGACCACACTAAAGAGGACAACGCTAAAGAGGACAACGCTAAAATAGATGATTTGAAACAATGTATTGAAAAAATGAATGAAACCATAAAGGGATTAATTACAACCCAGACAGATATAATGACTATATTGAATAAAATAAAAATTATATAAATACCAACCTGAACTTCTTGTCCGGGAGGAACTCAATCTCGCCGAGGTGGACGAGATTTTGTCTACGATAACTTTCGTATTCGTAAATCTTGTGTGTCACTTTATCATACGCGTATTTCTCTCCATCTATAGTAAGCTCATTCAGATTAAGTTTAATCTTCTTCTTATTCTGTTTGGCTGCCTTGTCCGTCTCTTCTTCTTCGATTGAAGGATGGAAAGAATATGCCGCCGACTGAACAGTTCCAAATGTGAAACACTTGACTTCGCCTTCCTCTCCTGCTTTCGAATGTAGCGCGCAGTCAATCGAAGATTCTTTAACAGAATCCAATAATTGATGTGCGATGTCTTCCTTTATTGTAGAGATTTCGAAAAGCGCCTCGTCACTTGTGAGAGCGCGATCTGTTAATTTACCCTTATCTTTCAATCTCATCTCGATTGATTTATCGCTAGTTAATTGGTCTTCTGTAAATGTCATTAAATATAAGAAAACATCAACAGTTTGTAGATCCTCCGGGAGGTCCTTGTGGCTACAAATTCTTCGTGCTCTCCCAATAACTTGTTCTGTTCTAACGGGGTGCCAGTATGGTTCTGTTATGTGAACAAATCTTACATTTTTAAGGGAAATTCCCTCGGCACCAGATGCTGTTATCATAAATATTCTTATTATCTCTCCAAGATTGTTATTAGGGGACATTTTTTTCAATGGTTCCACTAGTGTAGTTGGTATAACATCCCATAGACCATTGAAGATGTTCCTGACTATCTCCTTCTCTTCGGCTGTTTCAGTTCCTGTATACAACACGAACTTTGGCTTGCTCATATCTTCTTCGGAAATATTAAGAGACCATACCCCCGCAGTTTGTTTTACTTTAAAATGAGCGAACCCGTTATGTTCCAAGACAAGCTTAAGTATTCCGATTCCCTCAAGTGTTCTAAACTGACTATACACGAGGTGTAGACCAACGTGTGACGGATTTTGGAGATTTTCTAACATATTCAAAAATTTAGGACTATATGTCTTTAATCCAGAAAATGATAAATATGTTGAGCTATTAAGTTCTAGTTGTTCGAGCGCCACCTTAATTTTTTCTTGATAGCTTCGCGTTTCAATATCTGTTTCTGCCGCTTGTTTATCGACCTCATCGCGCTCATATTTTCCATCTACGTCGTTTATCTTTTCGAGAGCCGATTTTGCGTCAACGACGTCCTCTGTAGCCTCCTCATTAATAATTGCAGCTTCTAAATCATCGGTGTCGTTGGGCATAGGTCTTTTAATGTCGGGTCTTGGGAATACGAAGTTGCAAAATGCTCGCGAGAATATTCTGTAGGTGGATACCGAGTCGTCGAAAACACCGTCTCCTAGCTTCTTTCTCTTCTTAGCATTTCTAAGCTCAAGCTTTCTTTCCTGAACTCGTGCTTCTTCATATACTCCATACTGGAAGTCACTCATAGGAATTCTTAGAACGTGGAAATTCTTAGCTCTTGTGTATTTGGGCATTAGGGATTCCTGTGCGCTCCTGAAATATGATGTGAGTCCCATTATTCTTCTTTTAAATAAATCGGTGTTTTTAACATTGTTTTTTTCGTCGATGAAAAGTGTTTTAAATCCTTCGAGCGTGTCGGGAAGCGCATTATACTTTGTTAAGGTTATAGATTTGGGAACAACGCTCATCTTGTGTCCCTTTATAACTTTAGTAATTAGTTCTATGAAACTAGAATCGGATATGTTCCCGCTTTCTCCAACTCGCGTACCATTATATACCGAGCCCTTTTCAGTATTTACGAATCCAAACGGATTCCTCGTTATTGATAAGGTGGTTGTGGTTGGTTTATATTCTACGAAATCTACTAATTTACCTCCGTTGACTCTAGATGAAAACATTTTCGTGAAGGTGTCTGTCGTTATTTTTTTCTGGTCGGTAATTTTTAGTTTAAAAGACCAGGTTTTTATTCTTCCTCTTAAAATATTAAATAGAATACCGAGCTCATTTGGATAGTTAATCATCGGCGTCCCCGTCAAGAATACGATTTTTGTGTTCTCCGCGTCCATTAGATAGCTATACAGTTTCATAGACAGAGAGTCTTTTTTGGTTAGTTTATTTACAATGCGGCCGACAAAATTATGAGCTTCGTCAATGATAATAATTTTATTATCAAATGGGTTCTTTGTGTAATTTTCAGAGAGGGATTTTAGATGGGCCATTCGCATACCATTATAATTTAAGAATTTATACTTATGGTCTATCATAACATTTATTTGTTTATCTACAGAGGCTTTGTTTTCGGCACTAAGTATGGAAAAATTCGGTTTCTTTTTGATGTTTACCAACCACGCTCCACCTTGTTTTTTGATGAACTCCACCGTAAGGGAAAGAACACTCGACAACGTATCGATTAATGAAGGATTTGCGCGAGTATCAATAAATTCCCAATACTGGTTCTTCCTATACATTGTGTCGCCGCATTTTTTTAATTCTTCGATATAGTTCATTCTTAATGACGCGGGTGTCATAATGAGAACAGATTTGCTCGTTTTCACACCCTCCGCGATGGCGATAGATGAGCAGGTTTTCCCCGAACCTAAACCGTGAAATAGAAGAAGTCCGCGATATGGTGTATATAAGTTGATATAATCCCTCACGATTTTTTGATGAGCCATTAGTGAAAAGCTTTCTCCTCCCACATAATCACACGACGCCTTCCCCTCATTTTCTATAATCTCCTTTTTGTAGTTTTTGAATAATTTAGACATGAAGTTAATAAATATTTTACGATTATTCATATAGTAAGGAGATGTGCTTATCTTGGGGAGATCGCGCTTCTTCTCAAGTCTACCTAATATTGATTCGTCTCCAATAATAAGAGATGACACGTGCCCCTCCTTTATAACACCAATTGGGGACTTGAACTTCTTTTCTGGAGGCCCAACCTTTTCGACTGGTTCTTCCGTTGCACTTTTTAGCTTAACCCTCTTCTTCTTCTTCTTTATGATTTTCATTTTTATCTCGGGCACTGCATCTGCGGGCGCTGCATCTGCGGGCGCTGCATCTGCGGGCGCTGCATCTGCGGGCAAAGCATCGGCGGCGCTAGGCAAAGCATCTGCGGGCGCTGCATCGTCGCGCCCGTGTTTTATAACGGGTTTTCTTGGGGGTCTGGACACCCGCATTACCGCTGGTTTAAGCTTTCTAATAAATTCGTCCCGCGCTATAATTTTCTGAGAACGTCTATCTACTACTTTTGTTTTAAGATCTACAACCCTCGCAGGCATGGCGACGCCAAACTTTTTATTAACAGCCGCTGGTTTTTTTACCGCCATTAATTTTAGAACTGTGGAGGACATCTATAAACTGAAGATATAAAAACTTTTATGTCTTCAGTTTATTAATTATATTATATTAATCGCATTTTCGCACGCCAGCTGTTCCGCCTTCTTTTTAATTTTATGATATCCTTCTCCAAGTAGAATAAATACACTACTATGGTCCAGTAGATAGTTTTGAATATTATCAAACGTTTTGAATTCCGAAAGGTGTTTTGCAGATTCGCACTTCTGTAGATGTAATGAATTTCCTATATATAAGTAAACGCCCATATGATATCCCTTATCTGTGTCGCTATCTATCTCAATATATTCCGGGGTGACTTTAAATTCCTTTTGTATTTTAACCTGTAAAATATTCTTGTAGTTATCGTCGGTTTCGATTAATTTAATCCAGTCCACATGTTTCTCAAAGATGTTTTCGACAAAAATTTGACACATTTGAAAACCCGGTCCGCAAACAAATACGTCTTTGAACCAGTTATGTTCGTCTTTTATATCTATTTTGTTAAAATCTAGAAACAATGCTCCTAAAAACGCCTCGAACAAGCACCCCAGTTTTTTTAGATTGGTTCTCGTCTTTCTTTCCTCTGCGTGATTAGACAATAAAAGCCAGTTTTGTAGCCTCATTTCGTAAGCGAGAGCTCCAATATGTTCGTTTTTAACTAGTGCAATCTTTTTTTCTGTCATAAATCCTTCATCTGCCTTCGGAAACCGTCTATACAAATAATATTTTGTAATTAGCTCAAGAACGCCGTCGCCAATAAATTCTAGACGCTCGTTTGATTTTGTTTTAAGTGGAATGCAGTTAGAAGGCCTCTTAGCTACCTCGATGTTTGCCGCCTTATTTTCTAGGTCGGGCCTCTTGGTATATGAGCGATGAACAAATGCGCGCTTATATAACTCGATGTTGAATAACTTACTTTTCACACCATACCTCGACAGGATGGTTTGTATATCTGATTGCGTTATTTCTTTATTATTTGGATTAAATGGAGAAAAAATAAAGATTTCCTCTCCATCTTCATTTTTTATGGAATCTTGGGGGTCCTGCATTGTTTATATATCTCGAAAAATCTTTATATAGTTTAGAAAGGTGTTCAGCAAGATGTTTCGCGAGATATATGGGTTATCATATGTAGAATAATCGCGAAATATAACACTATATTCTTTAAAATAGCTTAGAGATACAGTTCTATTATAGAATGTGAAGGGAAGAATTGTGAAACAGCATTCATCCCATAATATGTTCTATGAAATAGCTTAGAGATACAGTTCTATTATAGAATGTGAAGGGAGGAATTGTAAAACAATTGTCCCATACTATAGTCTACTTAGTGCTATTGTATTCGCATTATAGCGAATTTTGAAAAAAAATTGAAACGGGAAGATATTGAGTTAATGTTATCAGTTAAGGACTTAGAAACAACATACCATTATATCTTGTATAGTAAGTAACAACACCATCTGGTGTAAAGTAATCAACAACACCATCTGGTGTAAAGTAATCAACAACACCCTCTGGTGTAAAGGAAAGTAATCTGCCTTATAGAGATACAAATGGTCTGTTAACTCAGTTGGTAGAGTGAGCGTCTTATGAGCGCTTGGTCGCGGGTTCGAGCCCCGCACAGACCACATCGACAAAAATGTTTACGACAAACATCAACACCAGTACCCGAGTTTGGTCAAAGGGGCGACACTCAAGATGTCGTGCTTCGTGCTTCGCGGGTTCAAATCCCGCCTGGTGTAAAGGAAAGTAATCTGCCTTATAGAGATACAAATGGTCTGTTAACTCAGTTGGTAGAGTGAGCGTCTTATGAGCGCTTGGTCGCGGGTTCGAGCCCCGCACAGACCACATCGATAAAATGTTTACGACAAACATCAACACCAGTACCCGAGTTTGGTCAAAGGGGTGGCACTTAAGATGCCATGCGTAAGCTTCGCGGGTTCAAATCCCGCCTGGTGTAAAGGAAAGTAATCTGCCTAATAATAGAGATACATCAGCTTGCCTAGCTCAGTCGGTAGAGCGCTCGCCTTTTAAGCGAGTGGTCGTGGGTTCGAGCCCCACGGTGAGCATTCGGGAATTTAGTTTTGCCTACGTCAAAAGAGAACTTAGTATAGGTGTGGCCCAAATAGCAATGTGGCGCAGAGGAAGCGTGTCTGGCTCATAACCAGAAGGTCAGTGGATCGAAACCACTCATTGCTAAATTTATAATATAATAATTTTTATAATATTGTTATATATTGAGCGCCTATAGTCCAGCGGTTAGGATTCACCCCTTCCAAGGGTGAGGCCCGGGTTCAACTCCCGGTGGGCGCAAAGGTTTGGAGCACCTAAAAGTTCTATACAGTGGCATTGGTCAGTCCTCATTCCTATTGAGAATGATTTGGGTTCGATTCCCATTACTGTATTACATCCGTATTGGTTTAGTTGGTTATAATGGTCGGTTTTCACCCGACTGACCCGGGTTCGAATCCCGGATACGGAACTTATAGGAAATGACATCTCCTTCGACAAAGAATCTAATCATCCGTATTGGTTTAGTTGGTTATAATGGTCGGTTTTCACCCGACTGACCCGGGTTCGAATCCCGGATACGGAACTTATAGGAAAGATCATCTCCTTCGGCAAAGAATTCAATCAGCCCTGTTGGCGCAGTTGGATAGCGCGCACGCCTTCTAAGCGTGAGGTCGCGGGTTCGAGTCCCGCACAGGGTATTTTGGTCCTGTAGTGTAGTTGGTTATCACGTTTGACTTTGAATCAAGCAACCGGGGTTCAAATCCCCGCTGGACCTTTTCATCAACTTTTTCAACTTTTAGAAAAAGTTGAGCAAAACCGTTGTTAATAAATTATTATTTCCTTTTTTATTGAATAATAATTTGAATACTAATCAGAGATTGAATTGGATGGTGTCTAAAAATAAAAATTTAAATATATGTTTCATACACATACATCGTAACATTTTATATACGAATTAATAAAAAAATGAAACAGTTTAATAAATAGAAATAATTGATAATATTATATTGTAAATTATGGTAAAAAAATTAACTACTGCTGAATTTATTAAACGCGCCAAAAGTATACACGGTAATAGATATGATTATAGTCAGGTTAAATATGTAAATCGTAGAACAAACGTAACAATTATATGCCGTGTCTCCGAGCATGGTCCATTTCAACAATTTCCTTACAGTCATACAGGAGGGAATGGTTGTTCCAGATGCTCTGGGAAAGCAAAAAAAACAAAGGAAATGTTCATTATAGAAGCAAAAAAAAAACATAAAGATATATATAATTATATTGAGGTTGAATATGTAAATGATAGCACAAATGTTATTATTAAATGCTCTGAACACGGTAAATTTGAAGAAACACCTAAGAGACATTTAAGGGGGGGCGGTTGTAAAACATGTTCTTTCATATTAAAGGCGTCAGAAGTTCACGGAGATAAATATGATTATAGTGAGGTTGAATATGTAAATGATATCACAAATGTTATTATTAAATGCTCTGAACACGGTAAATTTGAAGAAACACCTAAAAGACATTTGAGGGGAGACGGTTGTAAAACGTGCGCTTTCATATTAAAGGCAATAAAAGTTCATAGAGGTAAATATGATTACAGTAAGGTTGAATATGTTAATAATAGTACAAATGTTATTATTATATGCCCTGACCATGGTGAATTTCCACAAGTACCTTATAGTCATTTGAATCGACATGGGTGTAGAGATTGTGGTATCATTAAATGCACTGATTGTCGAAGTCACGACTCTAATAAATTTATCGAAGAAGCAAAAAAAAAACACGGAGATAAATATGATTATAGTAAGGTTAAATATATAAATAGTCATAAACATGTTATTATTAAATGCCCTGACCATGGACCATTTCCACAAACACCAGCGCATCATTTATCGGGCAAAGGATGTCGGACTTGTGGTTTTAAAAGAGGAGCAGACAAAAATCGTAAATTACTTGCTCAATTTATTGAAGAAGCAAAAAAAGTTCACGGAGATAAATATTGTTATGATAAGGTAGTATATAAGAATATAAAGACCAAAATAGAAATTATTTGTCAAACACATGGACCATTTCCACAACCACCACTCGCACATTTACACGGACACGGCTGCCCCAATTGTGGTTCTGAAAGGGGCGGTGAATTAATATCTAAAACTCATGAGGACTTTATTAGAGATGCCAAAATTAAACACGGCGATAGATATGATTATAGAGAAACAGAATATATACGGTCACATATTCCTATTGCTATTATATGCACTGAACACGGACGATTTCCACAAACACCTACACGTCATTTATTGGGTCAAGGGTGTCCTAGATGTTCTGGTAGCATTGGAGAAAAATTTATTGATGGATATCTTAAAGAGTTGGGTTTTCCCGATAAATCACAAAAAAAATTTAAAGAGTGTTTTGATAAAAAAGAGTTGCCATTTGACAATGCAATATTGAATACAGATAATTTAGATATTCTAATAGAATATGATGGAGAACCACACTTTATGCCAATTGAATTCTTCGGAGGAGAATCTAAATATAAAATACAAAAAAAACACGATATTATAAAAAACAAATTTTGTTTAGAAAATAACATAATTTTGTTACGCATAGCATATACTGATATAGATTTCGCTAAAACACTGATAGATATTGCAATTCAGCGAAGTAAAGAAAATAAACCGTGTATAATATTTAGCAATCCATTATTGTATAAAAAAACATATATTAGGTTTGAGTGATATATTTGAATTATCATAAATGATAATATTTATATGTTATGTATCGGGAGTTTTAAGTACACGTAAACGTGCAATTACTATACTGTTAACGTATGAGATTTTTATATTTTCAAATTATTCAAACGTAATATTTAATATACATTTTCACATTCACGATTTAAACATAAATGATGTATATTAAATATAATTATGGCGACACATTGTTTGGATAACTGGAAACAATATTTACCCAGCGACGATTATAATTTTTTAATTACCTATATAGAAAATATTAGAAATGATATTCCTAATGATAAAATGATCATTCTATTCGGACCAGGTAGAAATGGGAAATCAACATTAATTAGAAATATTCAACAATATTTGGGTGATGAAATTTGTGGAGTACAACAGGCATCTGGTGATATAATTCATAATGAACATATAAAAAAATTAATAGTTTTGCATGGGTTATGTGATATATTGAGAAGCAAGAAAAAAAATAATGCAACGATAAATTTAATTAAATATAATCAATCCTTTATAGCAGAAACAGTAGCATTATCAGACATTAGAAAGGATGTGTTACAATTATCCAAAGTTATTAAAATGGAACACGTTTTTAAATCAACTTCTAGAAAAAGTTTAATCAAAACAAAACCGCTGTTTAAAAATTGAATTGAATTGAACTAAATGATTGTTTAAAAATTGAATTGAATTGAACTAAATGATTGTTGTATAATAATGGAATTGGGTATTCGTGTTGAACCAGATAATTTATACATAAAGGATATTACTGTTGAGATATGTCCTTGTTGTGATATGATATTACAGCGAAATATTCGTAAGGGAAACTATTTAATTCGCGAATGTGGTTATTGTAGATATTTAGACCGCCCATTTGGAGGTTGCGGTAATACAGCAGAAACGCATTACGGCGAGTGTTCTTGTGAATATGGAGAAAAAGATTATTTGTATATGATTTGCGAAAAATGTAAATCTTCAAAATGCGTTGATTGTAAAACCCCGTTAAGTTGTTGTAATAAAAATTGCGCCATTCCTACACAGTGTGGTGTTTGCCGTCACAAATACGAATTCAATAAGAAATGGAAAAATACAACACCACAAGAAAAATTGTATTTATATGGAAGTAAAAAACTAAAAATTTTAGCAAAAAATAAAAAATTTAAAGGATATTCAAAATATAAAAAACACGAATTGATAAATAAATTATCACCTTTAGTAAATGAAAATGATTTTCCAATAAAATCGGCGTTTTAAATGTGTAAAGGCGTAATAGGATTAATTGTAGAGTTTCTTGTAACAAATGTTCTAATAATTATTGCATCGAGTGCTATATAAATTTATTCAGACACGGAAGGGGGTATTTAAATGCCCGCATTGTAGGTATGGTGACCCGAGCCACGCACGCTTTCCAGAGCATATGATAGAATCAATGGTCGAAAAGATTAGGAATCATTAATAATATAGATGATAATATTACACCTTTGAACATTTAAAACGCCTGTTAATCACGAAAACCCAACTGTTGGTTTCCATCCCAATTATGTGTTCGCGACATCGGATGGTCTGCAAGCATGGATACATCTGAACTCCGCCGGGGTTAAATCCTAAAACAACCTAAAGAATAAAACTATATAATATATAAATGCCCACACTAACAGAAGGAGGTAAGTTGAAAATAAACTCTCCCCGTTTCTCATTAACCGTAAAATTAAAAAGAGATGCACTTCCCGAATGTGATATTACAGAGGACATTATAATAATAGATAATAAGCATTTTTTTACTCTTAGGGATATTAGTGAATTCTTAAGTATGTCGTATAATATTGTCGGCAATATCTACCAAAATAAATATCTAGACAAAGGTAAGAAATGGAACAACAATAAACTATGTCCCACGATAGAGATTATTAAACTACCAAAATGATTTATAGAACAATATCGGAATGGAACAACTATGATGAAACAAAGACGTTGTCTACAAATATTGTAATTAATAATAAATATTATTCTAATTTTGTGAGAGGAACGCCCGGAGAAGACGCCCCCGTTAAATGTCCATATTGTAGACAAGAAGATAATAAACTGCTTGGATAGCGTTGCGGGGTTCAAATCCCCGCTGGACCTTTTCATCAACTTTTAGAAAAAGTTGAGCAAAAAATTAAACTTTTTAGGTAGTGCTAACGCTTCAGAAAAAGTTGAGCAAAAACAAAACCGTTATTGATAAATTATTATTCCTTTTTTATTGAATAATAATTTGAATACTTATAAATACCAACTTTTATCACATTTACCATAATTATTATTTAATCGATATAAAATTGAAGAACCCTGATACATTAAATATTACGATATGTAATGATGTCTCTGTCTAAATATTTATACAAACATCAACAAAAAGCAATAAATCAACAAAAAGATATTAAAAAATGTCTGGTAAATATGTGGTGCGGGACTGGTAAAACTCGCACATTTACGATATCATTATTTATCAACGATAAACCTAATAATGTGATTGTATTTCCTTCATTGGGACTAATTAACCAGTATTGTAATGATTATATATTGAGCAGATATGAACCATTTCAGTCACAGTTCGCAAAATATAAATGTTTGGCATTTTGCTCAGATGATGAAAGTAAGTTGAAAATAAAAACAGATAAAATCCAATATACTACAAGTGAACAAACTCTAAATAAGTTTCTTAAAAAATGTGGACAAAAGATAACCGTAGTGACATACCAATCATTTGAAAAATTTATTAATATGTGTATATCCCGTAATACGCATATTGACAACTTAGTATTCGACGAGGCGCATCATATTGTTGGTGATAAGATTCAAAACATTGTATTTAATAATGACGTGTTAGATAAGATTGTAGATAAAACGCGGTATTATACTGCAACACCTATTAACAAAAATAGAATAATAATGTATGATAGAGAAAATCCAGAAAATAGTGATTGTGGTCAATTAGCATATGAATATCTTTATTATCAAGCGGTAGAAGACAAGATATGTAAAGATTTTGAAACACATATATCATTGTATAGGCAAAAGCCCGAGTATTCTAACAAGTATCAACCTATATTTGAATCTATTATCAGGGCGTGTCTGTCGGGTAAGTACAAATATTGGAATGTTTTGACGTATCATTCCTATGTGAATGAGAGTGACAAAACAAACGAAGAGGGGTCATTCGTGAAAGAATTTGCTTCCCCAAAAAATCAAACATTAGTGAAGAAACTATTTACCAGAATACAGAAGGAGGAATTCTCCCACACGACATCTATATATTCCGTCGATAAAATCATTTTGAAAGGTGTACATAGTAAAACCCAGAACCGTCAGAGTATTATCGCCGATTTTGACCAAAAGGTGGAAGGGAGAATTTATATCTTGTCATCTTGTGGAATTTTGAACGAGGGCATTGATACAAAATGGGCTAATATGGGAGTTCCTATTAATCCGAGCCAGTCCATTGTAAAAGAATCACAACGTATCGGACGACTCGTGCGAATTCCTGAACCAGGAATGCCACCGGCAACTATTCTTATCCCGTGTATGGTAGATGCCACTAAATATTCTTCAATGGATACTGCTGAAAGTAAGCATCAAATGATTCTCAATGAATTGTCGGAATCTGGTAATTTCAAAACGGCGTTGAATGTGATTAGTGCATTTAAATACCAGTATGACCCCGATTTATACGAGATGTGCTTGAAATATCCTAATATGTATGCCCCGCAAGAAATCAAAGACAACCTGAAAAGTCAGGGATTGATTGTGGAAGAAAGTAAGGGAATCTTAGTAGATAATATAAGATATATATGTGAAAAAGAGAATATTACTCTTGATATAAAGGAGTATGTATGCGATAAGGAAGGAGATATTTTGAACGATATTGCCGAACAATGTGATAAAACCATTGAAATTCACACACAGAGTTATGATGATACGGTTAAATATATTAACGAAGACGCTGTAGACGAAGAACCTCTTCGACTATTCTATTGTGAGGATGATGATAGTTATTCACCTATTACAAAAAAGGATAACACATCGGTGGTTAAAAGGAAATCGACTGGTCTACCTAAAAAACGTAAGTCATTATTTGATATTCATACGCATCCCGACCTGGAGGTTTTATGGAAGATCAAAGAAGGAAGCATTGACTTGAATAAGGCTTTTAGTCAAGGTATTTTAGATGTGGATATTAAATGCAATGAAAAGAAATGGAATGAAAACTTTCTTAAACTAAAAGAATATGCGGTAAACCACCCGGAATGCCCGCCTTCTACGATTGACCCAGACCCAGATACAAAAAAATTGGGGTCATTTCTAAGCAACAATAAAGGGAATTATACCGGCAAAAAAAATATTATGAAAGACCCCGAAATAAAGTCCATATGGGAAGCCTTTATGAAAGAGTTTCCTGCTTATTTTAAAACATACACAGAAAAATGGATGTCCACCCTAGACAAAGCAATCAATTATATAAAACCAAATGAAAAATGGCCAACATCAAAAAAGAAGAATTCCAAGGAGTTTATATTTATGAGTAAGTGGTTAGGTACTCAAACCGGTGCATATGAAAATAAAACAGGGCGGATGAATAATCCTGAAATTAGGTCCAAATGGGAAGAGTTTATGTCAGAGTATGGTAAGTATAAAATAGACAACAAAACAAAATTTATGCGAAATTTAGATGAATTAGATAATTGGATCACAATAAATAAGAGATTGCCAACAGAATCGGCGGACGATAAAAAAAACAAGGAAATATACCCACATTCTCTATTCTACGGTCGATCAAAAAAACACTTTAATAATAATACTGGATGGTTTATTGACCCAGAAATTCGTTCCAAATGGGAAGAATTAATACAGAAACATTCTGATAAAATGCCTGATAGCTGGCTAGATAAACTACACTGGAATCAAGAATATATAGACACAAAAAAAAAACCCGCAACTAAACACAATAAGGACAAAGCTGTTAAAAAATATGGAATTTGGCTTGGAAATCAGCTCAGAAACTATCATAACAAAGTTGCTAATTCTGACTTAATGAAAACATACCTTATGCAATGGGAAGAATTTTACAATAAAAATCAGGAATATTTAACAGACACTCCCTCTAAAATAAAATATTGGCGTAGTATGTTAGAAAAAGTAAGTATATTTATCGAAACACATCACCGTCGACCTAAATTAGGTGGTGATGAAAAAGAATTGGCTAAGTGGTTATGTAAATATACAAGAAACCAACAGAAAAATTCAATTTGGTTAGATAAGCCTGAAATAAAACCGAAGTGGCAAGCTTTTACGAAGACATATGATAAAGAATTGAATAATATAACTACTACTAAAAAAGATATGTCCAAACCAGTAATAATCCCAAAAAAATCATCCCAAGAAATTAAACAAGAACGACATGTAAGAGTTAAAAGCGAAATTTCCGTCCTTCATCAAAAATATAAAACAATGACGTCGCAAAATTTAAACACATATTTTAAAGAAGATTCATCGAAGTGGGAAGAATATCATAAGATATCCCAATTCAATGAAGAATCTTTTCCAAATGAAGAAATACCCAGAAATAAAATGATTCGATATCTTGAAAATTTACCCGGGAAAAAACCTAAAATTATTGCTGATTTGGGGTGCGGTTTTGCGGAGATTAATGAACATTTTAAATCAAACCAACGATTTGACTTTCGTAATTTTGACCATCATTCTTCAAGTGAATTTGTTATCTCAAAAGATATCAAAAATACAGAATTAGATGATTATTCAGTAGATATTGTTATCCTGTCTCTTGCTATGTGGGGCCCTAATTGTAAAGATTATTTGAAAGAGGCATATCGTATATTGGATACAGGTGGAACTTTATTGATATCAGAAGCATATAAAAGGTGGAACAAAGATTTAGATGATAAAGGTAATCCTATAAACAGATTAGTAAATTTGTTAGAAGAAAACAATTTTACAATAATAGAAAAAATAGAAAATAAGTTTATGTTTATTGAATGTAGAAAAAATTAATTCTTTATAAATCTTGGGTCGTGTTCGGCGCTTGGCGCATTTTGTTTTACGCGACCTAAAGTTTACCTTTCACTCTTTTATATAATGCTTCGTATATGTCACTCGACATTGCAGATGTAATTATCGCCTTAATATCTTTATTGTTTTCTAGGTCTATATATTTTTTTTTTCTTCGCCGGTTGTGTTTTTGGTAATGTATAATGAACTATTTTACCATTGTTATAAACTAATATTACTTTGTCTCCTGATGCTAATTTTCTCCAAAAATTTTCCAACTTTTTATTTTTACCCCAAACGTTTGCATCGGTCGTTGTTTCTTTGTGTCGTTTTCTTGTTTTAGTCATTTTTTTCTCTCTCCGTGTTCTTTTTTTAATGTGTTTAATAGTCTTTGCTATTTCGGTCCATCGTTTAACCTTGGCTTTTGTCACAGTTACAATATACATTTTTCCGTCGTTACCGCGTTTTCGTGAACCAATCTTATATAAAGTTGCTGATTCAGTAGGAGAAGGTCTCATTATATAAAAAGACAGATTAAAAATACTTTATCTATCGTTTAATTTAAATGCTTATATTATATATGGCGGCCGATGCGAATGACTCAGAAAGTATTGTGAGGGAAGCATTGCAGCGAGCGAAGGCTGAGCAGTCGACCCTTATAAATGTAGGCAGCGAGGATATTGATGATAGCAGCGCCATCGTGTTGGCGGAAGGACTTCTTCATAACACGAGTGTTACTCACTTGAATCTCAGTGATAACCACATAGGCGAAGAGGGAGCGACCGCACTCGCCGACCTTCTGCGTGATAATTCGACGCTTAACACATTGGATCTCGGTTTCAATGGGATAGGTGACGCTGGTGCGCGAGCTCTTGCTGATGGATTGCAGGGTAACACGGCGGTGAAGCATCTATTTCTCGACGAAAATGAGATAGGAGACGATGGTGCGATAGCACTGGCGAACGCAATGAGGGTGAACTCGAATGTATCGATTTTGACACTCGAAGACAATCAGATTGGTGATGAGGGTGCGAGTGGAATTGCAGATATGTTGAGAGGAAACGATACACTAGAGGAGTTGAATCTTGCCGGAAATAGGATAAGCGACGATGGTGCCCGAGCTCTATATGAAGGGCTTTTAGAGAACACGAGTCTAACAGGGATGGGTCTCGGGAGCGATTTCGCTAGTGCCGGAAACCATATAAGTGACGGCGAAAAGCGAAATGTTATGAATATTGTAGAGCAGAACCGCACCGACCCCGGAGCTTCAGCGGAGCGTGTCGAAGACATATTGCGCAGCAGAGGATTGATGCCTCCGGCGGAGGCTTCTGGTGTCGGGCGGCGTATACGAAAATCCAGACCATCTAGGAAACGTAAACCATCTAGGAAACGTAAATCATCTAGGAAACGTAAACCATCTAGGAAACGTAGTAGACGAAAAAGAAAATACTTGCGGAAAAATAATAGAACAATACAGGTGCGTTTAAAGAGGGTTCGCCCTAGAAAAAATAAGAAAAGACAAACTAGGTAATAAATTATTATTCACGTGTACGGAATAATAATTTAAATGCTTATGTTCCCCCCTTTCGCGAGTTTTTCTTCCGCCGGAGTTTTTTCTTTTTCTTCCTCCGCGTTTGTTTCTTTTTCTTCCGGCGTGTTTTTTTACATTTACGCTTATGCTTTTTATGTCTAGTATAGCGTCTCCTAGCCCCCGACCCTTCAACTAGTTCATCGAGTGGCAGATTAAATAAACTTATTAAAGTACCCCTAAATGGGGCGTACTCAATAATATCTTCATGATCTTGACGATACTTGGCAAAAAGTGCTTCCCCCTGCCACCGCGCCG